CACGCGACGTCAGCGTCAGACACAGTCCCGCCATCTACGATACACCTGAATCCCTGCACTACGTTCGTTACTACCGTGGTTGGCTTTCCGCCGGATGCCAAGGTAGCGGTTGACGTGTAACTGCTGGTGGTTGTCTCACATAGGTCAAAAGTCGGCATCTTAGTTACCTATTCCTTCGAAATTTAGTTCGTTGTTGTTCTCGTTAAAGCCAAGTCCTTCGATTGCCCTCACGACTTTCTCGTTCAGTCCCTCAGCGTGTTCTCTTCTTTCTTGCTCACGCTTATTCTCTTCTCTTTGTGTCTCTCGCTGGATCTCCTTTTCCTTGCGGAACATGAACTCAGCAACACTGTTTGCTTGGAAGGACGGAGAGCTCTTGGGTGCCATGTCCACAAACTTGTTTCTCTCGCTTTGATCCTTCTCGAACTTTTGTTGAGCATCTTTGGCTCTGTCGATGATCTTCCTTGCGTCCTCGATATCCTGACGCTTCCACTCTTCCTCCTGCTTCCGAAGTTTCTCCGCTGCATCCCTTCGCTTCTTGTCTGCTTCCTCTTGCTTCTTGGCCAGATCCTCTGCATCTTTTTTGGCCTTGTCTCTTTCACTCTGGGCTTTGTCTGCAGCATGCTTTGCCCTGATTAGTCGCTCTTCTTCTGCCTTGTCATGTTCAGCCACTGCGTCAAGCATGTCCATATACTCTTTTGGAATGCTAGTGTTTCCAGCCGCTTCGACGATTGCCTTCCGTTCTTCATCTATTTTCTTCTGGCTCTCCAGTATCTCCTTTTGTAGAGCAGCCTCTCGCTCCAGCCTCTCCAGCTGAAACTCACCCTCGGCAGCAACGGCAGGGTCTGCAGATGCGGCTGCTATTTCCATCTTGAGCTTCACCCTCCTTTTCAGGAAGTTTTCAGACGCCCTTTCTTGTTCAAGCATGGTATTTGTAGCAGCGGCTTCTTTGGATGCTAAGTCGAGCGACTCCCTCTTAATGTTATTAAGATCCTCCTGCAGCTTGACCTTCAACTCCATTTGCTCTTTTAATTTCTGCTCGTCGCTTGTTACCCCTTTGATCCAATTCCTTATCTCAGCGTACCGAAGCACCCAAGTGTACATACCACTGGTGATAGCATCGAGTACGATGCCCATAGAATCCCCAACACCTTTAACCGCAGTGTCGAGCATTCGAGTTTCCCCAACCAAGCGTTCTGTCAAGTCAAGGACTCTGTTGAGGCCCCTTGCCATCTCCAGCAATGATTCAGACTCTCCAGTTTTTGCCAGAATTTCATTCCATGCCTCAGCAGCGGCTTCCATTTGTCCACTGAAGGTAGCCAAGCCAGCCTCGTCAACGTTCCCGTATGACTCTGCAATGTCGTCGATAGCCTTTGCAACCTGCTCGAAGGTTATCAGTCCGGCCTTCATGTCGTCTCGGACTTGCAATGCAGTCTTTCCGAGATTCATCTGCAATTGTGCAAGCAATGGGACGCCTTGGTTGGCAAACTGCCTGACCTCGGTCATGAGCAACTTTCCCTGTGCCCGAACGTCCGAGTACGCCTTGGCGATCAACTTGAGTTTTCCAGTGTCACCAAAGGACAAGCGTCCGAGTTTTGCTAGGATAGATGGGATCTCGCTTGCAGCAAATCCGAGTGCCTTCATCTGCACTGCGAGTTGCATCGTTCCTTCTACGGAGAACGCAGTGGCCTTTGCATACTTAACCAGTTCAGCCCTGAGTTCTGCAGCAGCCTCTTTGTTGCCGTGAAGTAGTGTCGTAAGGACGAGCATGCCCTTGGTTTTCTCATCGGCTGCTTTAACCCACGCACTGCCCGCACGTGCCAACACACCGAACATCCTAGCAGCAGCGTACCCAGCAATCGCGAGTGGGAACATGGCTTGCGTCAACCTGCCCACGCCCTGCGTAATAGCACCAAGCCCCATTGCACCAGTGCCAGTTCCAAACATCCCGCCAGCGAAAGAACCTCTTCGGATCGCTGCAACTCTAGTAGCCTCTGCACGCTCATCAGCCAACCTTCGTGTCCGACGCCTCCTAGCATGTGCCTGACGTTCTTTGGCTCTCGCCTTGTCGTCAGCAATGGCTCTATCTCTTATCCTGTCTTCTTCCCTTACTGCCTTCCTTATGTCTGCAAGTTCTCTGTCGTTCTTCTCTTTCAATGAACGGATCTGCCTCTCGTGAGACTCAAACGTGGCATTGTCAATACTCTTTATCTCTGCCTTGTGATTGGCAGCGGCTGCTCGCCTGAGCTTCCTAGCAGTGGAAAGGTCTACTTGACCCTGCTTGTACATCCTCTTTGATGCCTCTTTGGCGATCCTCAGCCGTTCGTCTGCTTCCTTGCGAGGGTCGTTGAGTTTCTTTGCGTCAGCAAGTTGCTTGTTCATCCTACGGACGTCGTCGACCGCCTTGTCGCCACCCTTCTTCAGTTTGGATCCATCAAGAACGATCTCGTAATAAAGTGAGCCAACTCTGTTTCTACCAGCCATGTTTTATTCTCTTGTTCTTGATTTTAACATCTCCGACGCATCAGATGGATCGAAGGTTTCACTTTTGTTGTTGTACGCTTCTGACTCTCTTCTGAGCTTCAACGTGTAGTGTGCAGTCCACCAATCGATGACCAGTGGCGAAACATTGTTCATCCAGTGGATCGGGTCATCGATTCCTAAGTCCTTGCAAATCGTAAAGACAGTATCGAGCCTTGGGTTTCGCTCGATCTCTGCTATTAGCCTTTCAATTTGCCCTGCTGCTTTTTTTCGCGACCATCCGCCCAGTCTTCGATTGCTTGGATGAGTACATCGATCTTCATTGCATCAAGTGACATCAGGTCGTTGATGTCCTTCTCGACGAACAGAGCATTGCCGTCTTTGTCACACAGGTGGTCGACTAGTGTGAGACATCTAGCACGCTGAAGGGCGTCTGATCTCAATTGCTCTTTCTTTGGGTCGTACATCGACGCCATTCTTCGCGATCTCTGCAATTCAGAGACAGCCTTGACATATACGTCTTCGCCAAAGAACTCGCCAAGAAGCGAAGGCTTGGACACTGCCGCTTTTTTAAGTAAGGTCGCTTTCGTTAAACTCATCTTGATCTTCCTCTGGTTGTGGTGTGGTGTATTCCTCTGGCTGCTCTGGGATAACAGAACTGCTCAACTCTTTTTCTTCTCGCTCAAGGATCTTCGCTATTTGACTCCTGAACTTCGCTTCTGCCATTGGGTCGACTCGTGCCGTGAACATCACAGCACTAGTGTCCCAGTCAACGTACCCAAGCAGGCACTGGCCCTCTAAGTCTCTGTCGATGATCTTGTATCGACGAAACACCTGAATCTCTCCGGTCGCAAGGTTGCGTCCCTTGAGTGGTTCTAAGAAAATTGCCATTGTTTGCTCTCCTGCTTGGGTATGGTGTTGTTATCTACTACCTACGCTGGGGCAGTGTAGGCTGGTCCTACGTCGCCATCGAACGTGAAGGTCGTGGTGATTTCCATGAGTCCGCCGATCTCAAGGCTACCGTGGTCTGCACCACTGATAAAGCCAGTTCCGCTGAGTGTTCCGCCGTCTGGGAACGTAACGGTGATCGTCTCTTGAACGCCAAGAAGTTCTTGCATTGCACCATCGTATGCTGCGACGACTTGGATTTCGCCAGCGTCTGTCAGGTCAGCCGAGATTTTCTTCATGAAGCCGGTGTCACTGATGCAAGATGCGTCAATGCTTTCCATTGAGAACGATGGCAAAGTGATGCTACGGACACATGCGACGTTCCCGCCGTATGCAACCGATGATCCCTGACCGGTCGAACCGGTGATTGTTTCTGAGTAAGGCATTAGCCTATCCTTCTGTAATCGATTAAATAGTCTTGCGAACAAACGAACGCTCGTTCATCCGATCCGTCTTTGGGCGTTAACAACTCCCAACTGAATGCCTCGTTTACGGTCACGCCACCGATAGGGTGTGTGCTGTCGGCAGTGGCGAAGCCGTCCAGTGCGTCCTCAATTGCTTCAATAATCGTTTCTGCTTGGGCACGAGTATTAGAGGCAACTTCAACCGCTAGTCTACTTGAATACGCTCTTATGTTTCCGTTGTCTACGCAACCGAAAGCAACGCCAGATGTGACCGACAGGACCACCAGAGGGTACTCTATGCCCTGCGGAGGGTAGTCTGCGAATATCTTGTCACCTATCTCTGCCGTGACGTTAGCGTCGGCCCTGAGCATTGCTATAATTTGTGGTACTGGTCTCATTGTCCTTTTCCCCACTTCTTCATCATGGATGTTAACTTAGAAACCTGCTTGTTTCTTGCCATTGCTGCGGCAGGGCCAAGGAATGGTCGAGGGCTAAGGTTCCCAGCAGGATTGCCCCAACTCTTGTGTGCCCCGCCAAACTCAAGCATGTGTGCGTAGTTGTATCCCTGCCTTGAATTGTCTTTCGCGTCTTGACCGTATCTCGGCCCCGTGATACTGGTCCAGCTGTTTCTGCTTGGTCTAGTTCTTGAAATTATGCCCTTGTTTCCACGTCCGCTGTGTGTGTCTCCGCCGTTGAAAGCCATCGACTTCTTGGAACTGCCACGCTTGTCTAGAACTTCGCCGTACCATCCACCCTTGAGGTAATTAACGCCACCCTCTGTCTTGGATGGACTCTTCCAGTCACCACGAGTCATTTTGCTTTTCTGCGACTCGCCAATCACTGAACTGGAACTGCCTTTCCTAAGGTTGGCAACAACCTGTTGACGCAGGATAAACGCCATCGATTTGGTGGCCTGCATCATCTGTCGCTTGGATAGGTCGTTGATAAGCAAATCCATGTCACGCCCAAGGTTGGTAGCAACCAGCCTTCCGCTTGCAGACATCTTGCCTTTAGATGAACCAGACGCCACAGACTTTGCTGCTGCGTTGATTTTGTTCATCATGCTCATTCT